GCTTTATTGACTAGTGATGAATCAATGTATGCCTTATCGGGAATATGCCTTGGATTACTTAGAGCGGGCGGAGAATCATACTTGAGAGGCTTTGTTCCGTCGAACGGCTCATCTCCATTGAGAATGTCTACGATAATCTTTAGATTCACGAAATCCGTGAGATAGCATTTTGCTCCTGCACGATGACCATTAAGGTTCTGCACTCCGACTGTTTGGACTCCCTGTCGTGAGACACTTACGATGTTTGCCATTGCATTTCCTGTTAGGTCGAAGAGGAGATGTTCTTCATCGCCGGTTCCTCGGTCTACAATCATGCAGTACTTCGCATTTGGAAGTACCACTCCGTTCTTGTCGGTTATACTCGTCAAAGCCCCTGCAATAGATCCGTTTCCGAGCTTGGTTGCAAGCGATGTCTCAAAATTTGCGACTACTTTGGTGAGTTTGGATGCCATACGCCAAGTATGGAATCAAAAAAGTGCAAAACGTGGTGCATTACTGGTTCACGCTTTTTCCGTCGAGGCTAACGTGCTCTTTTTGCCTGTAAGCCTTAGGTAATTTGTCCTCGTATGTGAGAATGTCCCAGTCCACTGATTCCATAACGCTCACGTAACCAATCCCCTTTGCCACAAATCTGATACTTCTTCGTCTGAACTTTGGTATCTTCATTGCCTTGATCTGCATTTCAAACGGGTAGACTTTAGTTTCTCCATCACCACCGATCGCAGCCTCACCCACCATGGTCGTACCGACACTTGATGGACTGGTTCGGTTCACATAAGTCGCATCTCCCCTGATCGTTCCCACGAGTGTATATCCTGATCCATCAAAGTCTGCATACACTTCCACATATTGAGCAGGATCAATTTCTCCTCGGTATCTAAGTCTTCGGTATTTCTTTAGTCTACGTACGCCATATGTTTCGTATTTGCTGTCCCAGTTGTTCTGGATCACGTAGCTGTCATCATCAAAGCCATTGAGTATTTTATAAACCGTTTGTGTGTGAGGACTTCCGCCATAAAGAATTCCTGAATCTTTAGCGAGCGCTTTCATTCCGTAGTTTGAGATGTCGACAGTATTTTTTACTATGTCGACAATAAGGGTTCGATCGTTGACGATGCTGTTTAATGCTCGGCAAGATAGGACGATAAATTGTCCGTAGGTTTCCATGACTGCGTCGGAGTAGTCAAACTTCTCCCATGCAAAGTGCGGAATAAGTTCAGTAGCAAGAATGTCATCTCCGAGTGGATTCTTTTCTAGAACAGTGAGCTGAGGACGATCGGGATTTGCTGTATTGATAAAAACCACTCCTCGGCCAGTTGTCACCGCACTCTTTCTTGTAAGTACACCGATATTTCTTCGGACCACTTGGTTGTTGAATGTCTTGTCATCATCCGTATATTTGTGCTGATATGCACTTTGTTTTTTCAATGAATAATAATTTCCATCAATACCGATCACGAGCTGTTGAATTGCATCGCCACCTTCGTCTTGTCGGATCACATCACCCTCACCTGCAAGTCTTGCTGCACTGTATGTAAAATCTGCCACGCCCTTGCTTGTGCTGTTTTCCCAGACATAGCTTGCCTGAACATTGTTTGGAGTGTTTGAAGGAATGGTTATAAACGTCACGATCCACGCTCCTGTGATGTAGTTAATCGTTCCGATTCCACCGGCATTTCCTTTTAGGTTTCCATTCTTATCATCTGTAAAAAGTTCACCACCTCCATTAGTACATTTAATTGTCACGAGTCCGCAGTTTCTTTTTGGCTGACCTGGCTTGAAGGCAAGTATTCCCGAGAATATTGTCTGAGATCCGTTTCCGCTTGCGATATTTTCATTTGAAATCTGTGTAAAGCTAACACCGTCACGCTGAACATCAACATAACTTCGGTAAAGTGCGGTTGTGTCTTTTGCAATTCCCCAGAGATACATTCTTGCCTTGTCGATGAGTGGAAATCCACAAAAGAAATCAGTAGTTGTATAAAGCTGGACATAGTCATTTGGATTTGCGTTCGCAAATTTAAATAATCCACCTGGACCGCCAGCAAATGTCCACGCTCCTGTAAGCGAGCTGTAGTTGGTGAAGACATAGATATCATTCGGACTTAGTCCGGTTACCACGTCGATCCATGTTGTAACACTAAAATATTGGATCTTCGTGCTGATTTTTCTCCAGAGAATAGGCACGCCTGTACTTTTGTATCCGATATGAATTGTCGGACAGTTTCCCGCTGGACCTTCTGTGCCGACCGTCACTTTTCCTCTAGCAAGTTCAAGACGACCGTCAATGGTGATCCAATTTAAAGAATCCTTGGCACTATCTTTCGGCGTGTCCTCGTTGTCTTCACGATTGTGTACTCCCGATGCAAATTTTTTGATCTCATGGTCTGCCATAAATTATGCAAGTTTAAAGCGTGCATCACGCAGCTTGAGATTCTTAAGGTATCGCTGGTATTGCACAGCGTTGTCTTGGACGTTGCTTCTAGCCTTTTCAGATTTCTTGATGATGTCCTCGTCGATAAGCATTGAGAACACAATCATTGGATGATATTCAGGAGGAAGTTTTGGGGATGTATTTACTGTGATGTCATCTGGACTTGTCTTGTAGTCGTATTCAAAACCCTCACCAATACCTGGACTTTGTGCAAAGTTTATCTTTCCGTCTGACGGATCGATCCAGCATACGTTGCTGAAGCCACTGGCATTTCTCTGTCCCATTGGAACTATAAGATACGGAGATTTACCACCTCCGATATACAAAACCCTCATGGTAGGTTCTCCAATCGTCGGATCATCGCTGTAGTTTTCAAGAAATTCATCGAAGTCAGTTGAGAGGCTTATCTTTCCATCGCTCTCGATTACCCCTGCTTTCTTTCGTCTTAAAAACTCCCATGGCTGTTCCATGTAAATAAGGCGCAACTTGTCGTTTGCGAGTATCAATTCTTCGTCGCTCGACAGGTCGGTTGTATCGTCCGTGTAAAGCTCAAAGCGATCTATGATTTGTTGTCCTGTAAGTTGTGTTGCCATAATTTTTATATTTCCAATGTCAGAAGCAGTCCCATTGCAAGTACCGCTTCTGACACTGGACCCCAGTGTGAGCTGAGGACAGTGCAGTCTTTATGACTGGAGAAGAACGTCGAGGAACTGTGGCTTTCCATCTGCGAAGGTAAAGATTCCGTAGATTGCATCCGCACGGATGATCTTTGCTCGCTGATATGGATCGTCCACCATTTCCATTTCAGATAAGTCTTGGATAACCACGTCGATCGCACCCTTCTTACCGTAGTAAGCGTGTACGAGGTTTTTGGTGACTGTGTATGTAGCGTTTCCGCCAAATACGAGACGACCTGAGCCAGTTCCGGTAATGGTGATGGTATCTGCACCATCGTTATCAACTGCAGCAAGCTGCAAGTCGACCCAGTTTGACTGATCGTAACCAGGGTCAGTGTCAGTCCAAGCGACATACTTCACGCCCGCGGTACCAGACGTCTGGTGAATCGCATCGATGAGGTTGTCTCGTGTGGCATCAACCCCTGCTTCGATAAGCACGTTACCTGGCGTAGTGCCGATTGCTGCTACAAAGGTGTACACAAATCCGTTGACAGAGAATGTCTGTGCAGCGGTTGGGTTTGAAGCCATCGTGATCACCGCTTCTGCAAGAAGGTTCTCGGAGAGGTAAAGCTCCGCACCACCGACAGGACCGGCATAACCGTTCTTGAAGGCTGCAGCAGCGAGGTCAATGTTTTTAGACATGACGTACTGCTCGATGATCGATCCACCGTAACTATCGAGGACAAGTGCAAGACTAGTTAGATCTTGGTTTGCCTTTCGAAGCTTCGCACGTCCCTGAGCCAAAAGCTGAGGAATATTTGTAGTGGAAAGAGTGATCGCCGTTCCGTTTGAAGTCATCGTGGTGAGGTCACCAGTGTCGAACGTCTGAAGCGCTTTCTTCACTTCAGCAAACACATCGGCATCGATGTAACGAGACAGCTTCTTGGCTACCTCGGCACCGATTGTCTCTGCCGGATTCAGTGGGCCAGCCTGAATCATTTCTTTCTTCGAGACACGGAAGTCCGCACCCTTGTTCTTGTTGACCAAGAGAGTCTCACCAGCATCATTGAGCTGGTCAATGGTTCGGTTTACACCGATGGTAATGTTACGCACGCGGATTGGTGCGAGAGAATACTTAACACGCTTTACGGATGCTCCGTACTCGAGTTTCTTCTCGAGTCGTGTGTTGGCGATCTCCATTGCCACGAGCACTTTGTCGAATACCGCTTGATAAGCGTTATCGAACTGTTCTTTGAATATTGCTAACATGGTTGGATAAATTAAATGGATAATTTAGCCTTCCAGAATCAATTACTTGCGATGTCGTGATCGGTGAGTCAGGCGATCAATCAGGCCATCCTGATATTTCTCAAATTCCTGACCTCCTTTCTCACGAGACTGAGCGATACGCTTGTGATCATCTTCAGTCGGAGCCTTGTAGTCTGGTTCCTTCTGATGATTGCCACCCTGAGAGCTGTAGCCTTCCATGCCTGGTTCTGGCCGTTCAGAGTCACCGTAGAGTTCCTCGAGAATGTCTTCCATCGTGCGCCTGAGGTTGTCCTCACTCGACATGATGTATTTCTTCACGGCTTCCTTTTTGGCGACCTTGGCAAGATCTGGGTTATCGGCAACTACTCGATCAAACTCTTTTGAGATTGCGGTAGTAATCTGCGCGTTCGAAATCTCTTTCGACTGGGCTTCAGTCTTCGTCTTGATGTCTTTGATATCTGAAAGGTACTCGTCTTCGAATTGCTTCTTGGACTTGTTGAGTAGAATGCTTGCCAGCTTCTGTACAAACTTAGGCTGGAGCTCCCACTCTTTGGCGAGTGCGTCGAGCTCGTCGAGAGCATCATCGGCACTTGTACCTCCTTTCTTGATCTGCTGCTGCAAATCACGAATGGTAGGGATGACCTCGTCACGGATCATCTTTTTCATCTCGCGATTCTCTTTCTTTAGGTCGACTATGAGACTTTCTTTCTCATCGCCTTCTTTAGGCTTGCCGTCCTTTGAATCGCCTTCTGTTCCTGCAACTTGTGCAATCGATTGACCATTTGAAGGGTTGTCTGAATCTTTCTTGCCACCCTTATCGGCTAGCTGTGATTCCCCTGCTGCTTTTTCTGACTTGTCGTCAGCGGATGCTGCTTCCTGGTTGTATGGTTTTGGCATATACGTTTTGTTGTCGATGGTTTCGCCCCATCGATGCTCGTTTGTGATACGCAGAGCACTAGCGCGATTAACCTTTTTATTAATAAGAGGTTGGCCCCTCTATGCATGTAAGTTTGATGCAATAAGAAAGCAAAAAGTGGTGCATTACTTTTCCAAAAGAAAAACCACCGATTTTGTCGGTAGTTATTTCTTTATCTTTTCTTGATAGATTCTTTATTTTGTCGCTTTGGATGCTGCGCTTGGTCGCTTGCGTGCAAGTTCGTCGAGCAAGGTATCGAGATCCTCGTTTGCACCGATAAATCTTCGTAACATCTGCACTGATGCTTCAAATCTTGCGACAACAGAGATAAGCTTTCCAAGTTCGGGACTATCATGAAGAACAGCGAACAGCTCGTTCATTGCCTTACGTGATTCGTTCTGCAATCTTTCGATTGTGTCCTTTCCTGCAGGAGTCTTTGACCACGATACGAGATCACTTGCCACATCAATTGCTTGATTGATTTCCTTTACTTCGGCTTCATCAGCCTCTTTCTGCTCCACATCCACTTCTTCTAAAGCATTGTGTGGACCAGTAAGTTCTATCGGCTTTTCTTCTGGTGTTTCGCTCATAGCTTTAGTTGGTTACGGACTTCTTTGTCCTCGTTGGTAATTGTGCGAAGAATGCGTTTCGCTTCTTTCTCCTGATCCTTGAATTGTCTCGCTTTGTTTTCTTGGATCGACAGCATGATAAGTGCATGACGCTTCTTGAGTGGCAGCTTCTTCATGAATGCTACAAGATCAGGATTGGCTCTGCGGATATTGTCTGCAAGTGCTTCCTGCAGTTTCGCATTTGCTTCCATTTCCTTTGACTGCTTGCGAATCTGTTCGATGTTCCTGTTTAGCTCACGCAGTGAAAACTCTGCCATCTGCCCATGCTTGGTGATTCGGTAGTCGCCTTTATCCTTCGACTTCTTTTTAATCTGATAATTATATTTCAGCATTAGATTGTTGCTTGTCCTGCGTTATTATCTTCTGGCTGCTTGTCCTGACTTTCGTCATTTGTTGCAGTTCCAGACGTGTTTGATTCTTCGTGTGCTGTTGGAACAGTATCCGTAGTTGTACTGTTTTCAGGTGCAGAGTCCTGAGTGTCACCTCCGTTGACATCGTAGTCTTCTCGGGCCTCACGTTCTGTATTAAATAATGAGCTTCGGTAAATTACCGATCCCTTTTCGTCGTAGCGCTTCCATAGCCATTTACCTTCAGCTTCTGCGAACTTTACGTTGTTTGATTCATTCATAAATTTGATTGTTTAGTTATTATTTTGATAATGCTGCGGTTGCAGCTGCTTCCGCACCTGGATCTCCAAGTGGGACCTCTCCGGTTGCAGCTAGATCAGTATTCTCAAGACCGGTTGCATCGACCATCCTTCCTCCGCCACTGATCAGCCCTGCCTTTGCAGATTCGGCAACTACCGAACGTGCTGCGTTCTTCTCCACTATCGGCGCTATCAAATCGATGTAGGAGAATACTGCGTTGTGTTGATCAGGGCTTAGCTCGTGATCGTATTTGTCGGATAGGTCATGCAATCTCTGTAGGAATGCTGTGTTTGCATCTTTGTAAAGCGGAGGTGTGTCGCCACCGATTATAATTTGGAATGCTTCGTCTGCCTGTGCTACCACTTCGATAGCATCGTAGTCATTGGTATCGAGGAGTCGCTTGATAGTGTCATCATCCACGCCTGCGATCGTTGCTTGAGTTTCAAAAAGGATTTTCTGATTGATTGTCTGATCCCCTTTGTATGATCCAAGGAAGGTTAGTTTGTTCTTGCTGTCGGCTAGATTGCTCTGAGCTTCTGCAATGCTTGATTCGACGAGGATGTCATAGTCGTTAGTGAATGGTTTCAAATCTCTAGCACTTACCATTTCTATTTCGAGACCCATTGGACCTAGTATCTGAACTGCCATCTTCTTTTTCATATCCTGCATTACACCTTCTTTGTGAAGGACTGCGAAGCGGTAGTATCCTTCGGCATAGCTCTTATTCAAAAGTCCGAAGCGATCTCCTGCCTGCATCATGTTTCCTTCGTAGATTCCGAGAGTGTCTTCATCGCTCGTACCCTTCACGTCTGCAGTCACTCCGCTTTCTGATTCGACGATTGATTCCAATTTGTCGTACACCTTGAAGGGACCTTCAATTGGAGGAGTCTGTCGTGTCTGGAGCACTCGGTTCACGTCCACGTTTCCTTCGATTTCAATGTACCCGTCTTTTCTGTAACGAACTTGCGCTAAGTTGCGCACATAGTCAACGTTGACGGCTGTCTGTGGTCTGTTGATCTGTTCAGAGTTATCTAGGGACTGGTTGATACTCTTTTCTTGTGCTTGAAATATGCCACGTGCGAAGTCGCAATACGATGGTGTCCAGAACTCACGAGGATCAGGGAATGCTGCCCATGTCCATATCGGGTACTTGCCACTCTTTCTGATCTCCTTCCAAGGTTCGCATCTGATGCAGTCTCCGGAAGGAGTGAGGATGAGATAGTAACGATCATCATTCTCGTCTGTAGTGATCCATGTATAAAAAATAAACTGATTCTCATTCTTGTATCGCTCACGTGGAGCACCTGAAGGCTTTCTGTTGTCCTTGTCGTTATCCTGATTGGTTTTGGTTTTAGTATTCGTGCCACCGTCCATCAAATCTTCAGCTACTTTCTTGTAGTAAATGCCATCCTTGATTCCCTTGGTGATCTGCGCTCGCGTGAGCTTTGTGTTCCACCATCCGAGATAGGTTGCTTTCTCCACACCGCTTCCGTCTTCTTCTCCGGTACACAAGCCTCCTACGTCTGGATCAATCAGGAAGTCTTTCGGATCAATAAGGTTGAGAAGACTTTTATATTGCCCCTTATCGTTTCGGGTCATGTATAGATAAATCGCACGTCCGTAGATTGCAGCATCTCGCTTACCCATCAAGTCTTTGAAGTTCCAACGTCCAATCTTCGCATCCTTATCCTTGATGGAGTTCATCAGCTTCGACTTCTTCAGGTCTGCTGTTTCTCCTTTCACGTATTTGAATGTCAGTGGACTGTCGATCTTTGAGAGGATTGTGTGAACGTAGCCATGCATCTTATACAAAGGCACTTGAGCTCTCGTGTCTGCTTGCTGAGTGGAACCGCCATAAGGTGAGATAACTGACGGACTCGACTTGTCTGGGTTCATCATGTCCTCGTTCTTATTCCACGAGCTCATTCGAGCCTTCTTGTATCGATAAGAAAAGTCTATCTCGTTGAGAGCTTGCTTTGCGAGTTCATCTCTTTTCTTGTAGTGGGCTAGTGCCATAGTGGTTTCAGTATGCGTATGATAGAACGCCTTTTTTGGTGCATTACTTTTGTTTTATATCCCTATGTCAGGGTATTGAGGGCTTTCGTCATAGAATTCATCCTCGTATGCGGGCCTAACTTTTCCATATGCTGTGTCGATCACTGGTTCTGGCCTTGCATCTCTCGGCTTTTCGGTTCCTGCAGGACGTGCAATGTCGCTTTGGTATGCTGTAGCATCGCTTGTATCGTCATAGTCTGAATCAGGGAAGCGCATCAGTTCGTTTTCCAAGTCTTTGCATTCTCCTTGGAGGTGGTAGACGCTTCTTGTTTCGTATCGGTAGAGCAGTCCTGTTCTTATTCGATCCTCTTTCGATCTTCCTGCATGCTTGAGCCACATGAGTGGTAGGAATATCTGACGCATCCTCTGCTCATGCCTTAGCATTGGCTCAAGACCCCGAGTAAATGCTGTATCTTCCCATCCGAACTTTATTGGTGGTGTACCTGCTTGGATAAGGAAATTGTAGAGTCCGAACATCTTCTCGATGATTGCTGTTGGACCAAGTTTCTCTCTCCATGCTTTCAAGTGCCACTTGCCTTCTCTGTCTATCCAGTTGATGCAGATGCCAACGAAGTCTCCGTCCTTGCTTACCTCTCCTTCTTTTCGACTCGGAGTGTCTAGCGTTACGTAAGCTGCTACCTTCTTCTGCATTAGGTCATCCCAACTTACGGGCATGAACCAGTCACGTTTGAAGATTGCTTTTGTTTCGTCTATCGGTTGGCAGAGCATCTCCGCTTGAAAGTCCATATCACCTTCTTCTGGTGTCCACATAGATCGTCTTTTACCTTCGATGCTTACCTTCCCAGTTGCTTTGGCTTCCTCGTCTGTCATCACCCATCGTTCAGGCCATGTTGGTGTGTGTATTCCTGTGATCAAGTCTCCTTGGCATATTGGAACTATTCGCACCCTCAGTTCCGGATCATGCTTTGCACGCTCGATGATGCTCTGTACGTTTCCGTATTCCGACAGGATGTTACCTAGATATATTACCCTTCGTCTTGCAGAGTCTAGACCTCGCTTGAATTCTTGGATGTGTGTTCGTATCTGATTTGTTGATGCTTCGCTCTTCAGTGTCTTCTTGGTTTCGAAGTCATCGAGCAGTACGAATCCTGGACGCATAGCTCCATGCACACGTCCTCGGACTGATTCCTGCGTACTGTGTGCTTCGACACGAATTCCTTCCTTTGTAATATTCCCGTCATCATCTTTCATAGGATTGGTGATGAAGTCCTTCACTCTCTTTTGGGTTACCTCGTCTTTGCTTCGGGTAGTGTTGTATTTCTCTCCGAAGTCTTCGATGAATCTCTTATTTGTCTGAAGCTCCCACACCACGTCAAACAGGATACGTTCAGAGTTCGTGCTATCGAATGCATCAGCATTGATGTACGGCTCTATGTCGTAGGCGATCATGTATAGGATCAGTCCTTTCACGAAGCTTGTCTTTGCGCTCTCTCCGAACATGAACCATGCAATCTCTCTTATTCGAAGATCTAGAAGGTCATGCACGTCAGCCATCATCTCGTAGTGGAAATCTGCAAATTCACACCTCACGTATCTTGGTAGGTAGTAAGCAATAAAGTATCCGAAGTGTTCTCTAGTGTGCTTCGTACGCACTTCCTTCCGTGACTCTCGGAGTGTCTTCATTCCGAGTTCCGTCACTGGAGATATTATTGTTTTGGGTTGTTGGGTTTTCATATTTTCGTTTGAATATTCCTTCATGGTCTTCGATTTCTTTTTGTGTCATCACGAGCACTCCGATACGCGCTGTCTTGTTCACTTCAATTGTCTGCGGAACCTTCCCATCGACTCGATCCATTACCATTCCTACAGCCTTGAGGTTTCCATCAACTGCCATGCTTACGACCTTTTTCACGATTAGTTTGTCGAACCCTACCTTTTGTCCATCCTTTGTAATGGCCCCTGCTTCTAGGACGTATTCCCTGAAGATTGTTGTGAAATGTCTAGCACCCATTGGCTTGCCTGAGTTGCCTGGTTTGAACTGATGTTCGACTGGTGGCTTCCACTTCCCGACCTCATAATCCTTTCCCGTATTTTTCCCGTATTTACGGGTATCCGAAAGGTCTGATGGAGCCTCGGAAATGCCCTCATTTGCCTCTAC